CCTTTGACCAAGCAGTGCAGTCAGGTAATCTACAAGCGTTAAACATACCAAAAATATTTAAAGGTTTAGGTGAAGCGTTTGGTGTGTACTCTCCAAAAAAAGTTGGTAAACCTTTAACAGGAGATATGTCTGCAGTTACACCTGTAGCAAAAAGCGATTTTCCTTTACAGTCATTTACTTTTGAAAAAATAATAAATTCAAAAACACAAGCAGCTAGACCACAAGATTGGATTAATGAGTTACAAGGTGGAGCTGCAGCACCAAAAGCAGAGCTGTTAGACTCTGGATTATTTCAGTACCTTGCAGACTTTGAAAAATTTTTTCCTAATCAAAAAATATCAAAACAAAAATTAGTCGACTTTTTAGAAGACAATCCTATATCTAATTTAAAAGTTAAAATAAAACAATCAGAGACGGGTGATCCCCAGTATGACAGTTATATGGGTAGACCTAGACATGAAAAAGTTGGATCAGCTAGAATGGATAAAGCTGCAACAGATTATAGAGAGGTGGTTATAGAAGCTGGTAGATTACCTGGTCAAAAAGAAGGTGAAGAGTTTGTGAATAGCTCACACTTCGCAGAAAAAAATGTCTTAGCCTTTGGCAGAGTAGGCACATATAAAAATTCTGCAGGAGATAATGTTGCTGTTATACAAGAAATGCAAACAGATTATCTAACGCAAGTAAGAAAAGAACAAGAATTGTTAGATGCAGAAATACAAAGATTAACGGCTGATAAAACAAAATTTGAACAAAGATTAAGTCAAGCCACAAGTGAATATGATAGAATGAATGCTACAGAAAGATTAAACGAGATAGATAGTAAACTACCAAAACTTTTAAAATTACAAGAAAGTAAATTAATAAAACCATATCCTAATATAGCAGCAGCTGATTTGATACCAGTCTATAATAAACAGTTACAAGACATACAAAAAAACATTAATGATTTGTCAATGCAGGGTGTAAGACGAGAGAACCCAGAGTTTCTAATGCAAATTAACAAACTAGAGCAAGATCAAAAACAAGTATTAGATGCTCTTCTAGATTTAAATAGAACGAGTGATTATGAAAAATTAAGTGAGGGTGTAAAAATACCCGACATTTCTGATCGTGAAAATTTGTTAAGGTATATTGGCGGTGAAGATACTTATGTGAGTATGAAGAATATTAAAACATTTCCACCAACTCCTCTTAACAGTCAAGCAGACTATGTGGATGCAATAATAAAAGCTGTTATCAAAGATGCAGAGAACAGAGGCATCAATAAAATTGCTATTATGCCTGCAGATGTTGGAGCTAATGCAAGATGGTCTAAAGACAGTGAAGATGCAAAAAAGAAATTTAGAAATTTGTATGACAAAGTTGGTGTTCAACAATTAAAAAATATTGCAAAAAAATATGGTGGCACTGTTCAAGAAGAATTTATTCTTGATACTACCAAGGGTGAGTTAGGATTAAGATTTTTAAATAAAAATGTAGATGGTGAGTTTCAGGTTTTAAAAGAGACGGACATTGATCCAAGTGTAACAATTAGAAGAGAGGATTTAGGACCTTCTAAACCACCTGAAGGACTCAATGCTTTTTTGAATGAAGAAATATTAAGAGTTGCAAAAGACTACGGACCTAATGAAGTGGTGTTTAGAAAAGAAATAGCACCAGGTCAGACCATGGAATACTTCGTAAATGTGAAACAAGGTGATGTAGTAGATCAAAAATTTGACCTTGTACCTTTGGGTGATGCAGATAGAGCAGAAAATGCAACTATCATTATTGAAGAATACAATCCTCAAAGAGTAAAAATGAATGTATTAGTTTTACCTGAGAGTAACAAAGATAAGCCAATGTACTTGTTTAAGAAAAAGAAAGGTGGCATTATGCCAGATGATAGGTTAGTTTCAATTACAGATATTTATGGTGATTATTAATGGCAGAAAAATTTGATAGCACTGCAGATGTGCCTTATTTAGCACGTGATGCAAAGACAGTTGGCCCAGGTGGTGGCGAAGACTTATTAGCAGAAGATGTGGGAACCACTGTTGACTTAGTTCAAACAGATGAAACACCAGACGTTGAAATAATGGATGATGGGAGTGCCACTGTTGGTGAAGAAGAGCAAACACAAGAGGCTGGCTTTTTAACAAACTTAGCAGAAGTCTTAGAAGAGGGTTACCTGCAATCCTTATCTAATGAACTATTAGAAAAATTTGAAAACGACAAAAGCTCTAGAGAAGAGTGGGAGCAAGGTTACACTAAAGGTTTAGATCTTCTAGGTTTTAAATATGAAGAACGCACTAGACCCTTCAGAGGCGCATCTAGTGTTAATCATCCTATGCTAGCTCAAGCTGTTACCCAGTTTCAAGCCATGGCTTATGTTGAATTATTGCCAAGCGATGGGCCTGTAAGAACTCAAGTTGTTGGTGCTAATAATGAAAAATTACAACAAGCAGCAGAGCGTGTAAAAGATTACATGAACTATGAGATTACTCACGTCATGGAAGATTACAATCCAGAGATGGATCAATTGTTATTTCAATTACCTCTTTCAGGTAGCTCATTTAAAAAAATATATTTTGATGAAGTTTTAGGAAGAGCTACATCTAAGTTTATACCTGCAGAGGATGTTATCGTGCCTTATGGTGCATCAGATCTAGACAGTTGTGATCGCATTACACAAATTGTAAAGCTATCGCAAAACGATTTAAGAAAAAAACAAATATCAGGATTTTATAGAGACATAGATCTTACAGCTTACGAAGGCTATGAGGCATCAGATATACAAGAAAAAAAGAATGAGATCGATGGTGAGAGACCAAACGATTACAGCTCTGATGACATGACTGAACTTCTTGAAATGCACATTGATTTAGATCTAGAAGGTTATGAAGATATTAATCCTAAAGATAATCAGCCTTCAGGTATAAAGCTACCTTATATTGTAACTATAGATCGTGGATCTAATAAAGTTTTATCTGTTTACAGAAATTATAATCAAGAAGATGCACTGAGAAAAAAGAATGAATATTTCGTGCATTACAAATTTTTACCCGGTCTAGGATTTTATGGCTTTGGTTTAATTCACATGATTGGTGGCCTAACAAGAACGGCTACTACTGCATTAAGACAATTATTAGATGCAGGAACTCTATCTAATTTACCTGCAGGTTTTAAATCTAGAGGACTGAGAATACGAGATGACGATCAACCTTTACAACCCGGTGAGTTTAGAGATGTGGATGCACCTAATGGTGTTATAAGAGAGGCTCTTATGCCCTTACCATATAAAGGGCCTGACCAAACATTATTTGCATTATTAGGTTTTTGTGTAGACGCTGGTAAACAATTTGCAGCGGTGGCTGATATGCAGTTGTCTGAAATAGGTAGTTCGCAAACACCTGTTGGCACAACTATGGCGTTAATGGAGCGTGGCACAAAAGTTATGTCCGCTGTTCACAAAAGACTACACTACGCACAGAAAAAAGAATTTAATCTACTAGCAAAAATATTTCAGCAAGTATTACCGCCTGTGTATCCTTACAATATAGCTGGTGGGCCAAGAGAAATTAAAGTTTTAGATTTTGGTGATGCAATCGATATTTTACCTGTATCAGATCCTAACATATTCTCAATGTCACAAAGAGTGACATTAGCTCAAAATCAATTACAACTTGCACAATCTAATCCACAGATTCACAACTTATATGAGGCTTACAGAAGAATGTACACTGCATTAGGTGTAAAAGATGTTGAACAGATATTACCCATACCACAAGGACCACAACCTAGAGATCCCGCACAAGAACATAGCGTGGTTTTAATGGGGCAATCACTTCAAGCATTTATGGAACAGAGTCATGACTTACATATTAAAGCTCATAGAACTTTTATGTCATCATCATTAGTCAGAACAAATCCGATGGCTGTAGTAAATTTAGTTTCACACATTAATCAACACGTTTCTATGTTAGCCATGCAGGTTGTAGATAGAGCTATGGTTGCCGAGGCAGAAAAACTTCGTCAAGAGTTTGGTGATCAAGTGCCTCCTGAGGCAATACAATCTCTACAAGCTAGTAGA